GCATAAGTCTTTGGCTACGTACTTCATTTGCCATTAGACTTTCTGTTCCACGTGCTTTAACTTCTAAGTCACCCTTAATCTCTGGGTCAAAGTCAAACTGCATATTAAACCGAAACAGTCCTTCACCAAGAGGACGTAGCAGATAGTCATCTACATTCTTGATAACAGTTTTAATAGAACCAGCAGCAGCACCCATAAGCATTGAGATACCACTGGCTGTGCGTCCTACACCTGTCACACCTGTTTGTCCATGAGCAAATGATGGGAAGCCAGAACTTTCATCTGCAAGCTGTCTAGCCTTATCAAACATCATCATGTTTTCACTAGACACGTTAGGATACTTTGTGCCAAAGATAGCCTGTCCCGGTGCGCCGCCTTGTCTACGAAACACCTTGCCCGGATACACGGATAAGTCCTGCCCCGGCACTAGGTTTGTTTCATCTACCTCAATAAGCAAGTTACCTGACAATACAGCATTATCAACAGCCATACGCATAAAGCCATTCATCAGTGTCTGTGTATCATCAAGATTTTCTGCAATACCAATGCCAAAGAATGAGTACGGGTTTAATTCGTATGGTGCAGCAACATAAGGTATCTTAGCTGGCTTAAACGGATTAAGTACCATGCGAATGACTTTATTGTTACATACCCACACATTAGCTTGCAACTCATCAAAGTCACGCAGTTCTTTTGGAATCTCAATGTCCTGTTCCAGTAACATCTCAACATCGACCATGCCCCAATACTCAAGGACTTCAAAACGGTCAACGCCATGCTCTGGAGCATAGTCAGACAAATCATCTTCCCAATATTTCTTAGTGTAGTTTTCACCAAAAGTAATAACTTCATCAATAACTTTAGAACGGAAGTATGGACGCTTCTTTAAATTACGCAGTTGTGAACGTGACATCTTATGTCGTTCAATAACATACTGCGCTTCATCCATGTTATTAGCGTCTGGGTCAGGATAAAAGTTCCACACAGATACGTGAGATACTTTAGGAATGGTTTTAAATAATGGGTCATACTCACCATCATCATTCCAGTTTGCATATTCTTTGTCTTCAGCAAATGGGCCTTTCATCACACCCGTACCAAACAATGCCATTTCAAATGCACTGCTACGTAGGCTTTTGCTTGCACCTGATTCTTCAAGTTGGTCATGGATTTTTTTCTGCATTTTTTTAGCTGCTACCATAGCAGGACTAAATTCAATAGCAGTAGGTGTCTGACCCGGACCTTCTTTTAGTTTATCTTGAACACTATCTAGTTTTTGTTCAAGCGGTCCAAGTTTTTCTGTAAGAGTTTTGGCAGTAGCACCGGGTGGCAAATCACGACCATCACCACGATACCCATAAGGATTGATTAAATCAGGCTGCTGCTCACGTAACTGCTCTGGCTCTTGCGGGTCAAAGTGTACGTCAGCAACTACACCTTCTGGTAATTCAGTTGGGTCAATAGAAAGTGGAAAACGATTGTTAGCAAATAGTACATCAACAATCTGACCATAAGCAGCAAGTGTTTTTGTTTTAGTAACCTTTACAAATACACGTGATTTCTCTACTTCTGTAAACTGTACATCTGGACCATACAGGCCACGATAGTTACGATAAGCACGAATCCAACGCTCTTCATCTTGATAGCGATAGTCTTCTGCTTTTTGATATCGTTCCTGTATAAATGGTATGATGGAAGAAATGCCAACATCTTCTTGTACAGAATCATCTGTATCTTCTAATGCAATTGCATCATCTTCAATCATAATTTCATCATCAGCCATGTTTTATTCCTTAGTATCCAAATGTTGAATCTGCAACTCTCATGCCGCCGCCCGGTCTACCCATTGGGTCATAGTCAAATATACTAAACCTTGGTCTGGACATTATACCATATCTTAACGCATCATACAAGTGGTCTTCTGAATGCGTGTCAATATCTTCTGGATTCCTTTTGTCAATTGGCAAGGCAGGTAACTGTGAAATAATGTTCGTGCAATTATTAAAGAAGACAAGCCTTGGTTCCTCTGTATATTCATCTACCTGTAGTCGTCTGTGTATTTCGTTCTTACCTGCAACACGACTACCTTTACTTCTATCTGATGGTCTCCAACGACAGCCTTTCATAATCATTTGTTCAGCAAGGCTAGGACCAGTATCCCCACGCTTATGCCAAAGAGAAGAATCAAGAACCCCATACTTGATGTTGCCATCACCAGCCTCTAAATCTAATACTGTGTCTGCCAAATCTGTAGCAAGCACCTTTGACACATACAACTCTCTGTACACAATGATTTGCTCTGAAGGTGCGACTGCAAACCACAGTACGCCAGAAAAAGAGCCGTAGCCATAATCACAAGCCCTAAACTTAACCCAGTTACTAGGGATATGAAAAGGTTCAATAACATGAATATCACGATTGAACTCAGTAAAGGCTGCTCCTTCTTTAATGTCCCAATCGCCATCAAGAAGCTGTCTACGCTGCTGCTCTGGCATGGAGAGAAGCATTGCTTCGTAATCCCCACCTTTTGCAAGGTAAGGATTGTCAGAGAGTCTTGCAGGGATAAAGCGTCTTTTAAATAACGGTTTTCCAGCTTTCGCGTGTCCTGCTGGATACCGTAACACTTCTCCAGTTTCAGAGTCGGTTGCATCGTATGCCTTCCCATAAGGTGCTGGGTCAATAAACATCTTCTTAACCCAGTGATGTCCCCGTCCACCGGGGTTAGTAGTAGCCCTCATGAAGATAGGCAAGTCAGGGGCAGTGGACCTTAGACGACTTCGCATGTAGTTCCATGCGTATGGTGTGGCCCATTGGGTAAGTTCGTCAAACCCTATCCAGCTAAACGCCAGACCCTGATAACGCAAGACATCATCATCTCTGTCAAGATAAGACATCCACAACCTTGCACCAGATGGCGCAGTCCACTGCATCTTGCGTTCCGACCACTTAATACCGGGCCAGATTTTTGGGTACAACTCCTGCGATTTAAATATAAGTTCACGCAGTTCTTCAGTTGTATGCCGGAGCAACAGTCCACTAAACTGTGGATGTCCCATATACCTTAACGGGTCTGCCAGCATAGCGTAGGACTTCCCACCACCTGCTGAACCACCATATAATACTTCACGTTCACTTGCTGCCAAGAAATCGGTCTGTGGACCGGGGTTAGGTTTGAACAGCACATTCGCTGTTTCTTCTATAGCAGCAGTCTCGTATTCAACCGTATCTGCAAGTGCCTCAGTTTCTTTTATTTCAACTGTTGGCTTTTGCGCCTGTTCTGGCTTCTTGGATTTCTTTCGCCTTGGCGATTGCCGTTTCCGCATAGCTTGCCCACTTGCGGAGGCTTGCAGCTTGGTTCTTACGTTGTCGCTCATTATCTAACCGTTTCCTTAAACCCACATGCGATATGTATCTACCGCTGTTTTTGCTTAACCAGTTTGCTACTTCACGATATGAGTATTGTTTTACGTGTTGTCTGGCTTTCTCTAATAAGTCTAGTTCAGTCTTAACGGGGTCAAGTATGTCGGGGTCATCTTTGTTTAGTTCATAGCCAAATGGTACAGTCCTTGCAATGCGTGGTATCTGTACCCATTCGTTTTTTTCTTTAATGTCTGTTGGCTGTGGAAGTTTCCATTTGCCTACACTTCTAGTCATCGTCTTCTTCTACAACTGCTTTAGGTGGCATGAGCATAACACCGCCACTTGCTTTAACTTCCATCTTCTCTGTCTTCACCAAACCTACACGGTCAAGCAATTCTTTGGCAGCAGACATCTTATCACGAATGCCAAGTTCAGTTGGGTCATACAGCGCACCTGTCATTGCAAGTGCAGCCTTTGGTGCATTACGTGCCATGTACATCTGAGTAGCTTCCAGAATCTCTTCTTTCAAACCTTTTACAATAGATGTAGTAGGTGTAGTATCTGCATAGCCAGCAAGTTTCTTAGCAGCAACCATGTCACCACTTGCCTCGTCAAACAAGACATCTAAAAACTTTTGTTGCTTTTCGTTTAACTCTCTAGCCATTTATTTACCTTTTTTTAGGCAAGCCTTTGCCTTTTTACATTTTGCAGGGGTCTTACAACCTTTACATAACTTCATGACATCTCTCCACTATACATAGAATGTGCTAATT